TAGGGACGACTACGCACACCCTCGTGATGTTTGATAAGAGCGATGCCAGCTTTTGATACATTCACTTATTTCTTTTCCCAAGTTCTAGCACCAAAGTAGAATCCAATAATAGAACCTACAATAGCCATCTCATCATCAGAAAATATAATATCCATAGACTCGCGACTAAACCCTGCAGATTTAATAGCCCAAATAAAGCCGCCAATATCTACAAATAAAAGTAATGCTACAAAAGTGAAAGCAACAATAGGGCGGACACTTGCGTTAAGAGTTCTAACCCAGGGCGCAGCGTCGTGAACCAATTTAGCATCGTGCTCATAAAGTGCTTGTCTTTCTTGTGCAAATGTTTCTGCATAAGTACCCTCCAATTCAATAGCTGCTACTTTTTCTTGTGATTGAAAACCTGCTTGAGCCATAGCCATAGCTTGCTCGTTTTGTAATCTTGCCATTTCACGTTCATGAGCTTGATCTCCTTTTTGTTGAAAAAAACCTAGTATGCTAGGTAACCCCGCAGTGGCAAAACCTAATATGGAACTTAAAATACTAAACATTATTTACCTTTCCTTTGCATGTCATGTTCTTCTAAAATACGGATACGAACATTGAGTTCGCCCATCTGAGACCTTAATTCTTCTTTTAACTTAGCTCTAGCCTCTGCTGATATAGGACTATCAGTAGGAACACCTTGTTCTGTAATCAGATTAGGCATTTTAGATTTGATGCTGATGAGGTCTGCTTGGATAGACGCCATTGAAGTAAGTAACCAAGCAATAGCCGAGACTATCACTGGGAACATCATACTCGTTATTTTTTCCATGTTCATTTTATTATCCTTTCATAATGTAACAAAGTGCAAAGTAAGGTACTAGGTTGGCATCTGTTCCACTTACACCCTCTGTGGATATTGATGTTGCGACTGTAATTCCAGTAAAAGCTGCATCTGTAGTTTGATTACGATCCCCTGTTCCATCAAAACCGCCAGCATTTGATCCTGTGTCGCCCCAAACAGTATGGACATGGCTTGGGTCAGTTACAGTTGATGTGGCTGTATGATTATGGCTTACAAGAACTGCATCTTTACTACCGCCTGTTTGAGTAGGCGTCCCTGTAATAGTAGTTTTAGCTATACCTGCATCATCAGAGTATGCTCCGATAATAAATCTATTTCTTAAATCCGGAGTGCTATTTGTACCATTACACAATAACCATCCGCTAGGAATAGTGGCAATAGTTCCAGACCACATTATAATAGATCCTGTTGGTAAATAGTTTGATATTGCAGTGTTAACAAAAGATGTCGTTGCAATTTGAGTAGTATTAGTGCCAGCAGTGGCAGTAGTAGATATTGGCGTTCCAGTTAAAGTAGGACTTGCAGATAATACTACACTTCCTGTACCTGTTGAGGTTGTAACCCCTGTACCGCCTTCGGCTACAGCTAAGGCATTATCTAAAGTAAGAGTTGTAAAGTTACCCGTACTTGCAGTATCTGCACCTATCGGAGTATCATCAATTGAACCCCCAGTAATTACCGCTAAAAACGAAGTCAACGCACCTGTAAAATAACTCATGGCATTTACTACACCTGTACCCTTACTAAATACTAATGCTGAAGTACCTGCGGGTACTGTAAATGTTTCAGCGCCTGTTGGGTTTTTAACAGTAATGTTATTAGGTAAATCATTATCTATAATGTAAAACTTTTGGATGTTAGGTACAGTTAAATCACGAGGTAATGTAGTACTACCTGTTAAAAATAATCTTAAAGCTCTTGCATCTTGTAAATCAGTAGAATCTATCAAAGTTAAAACTTGATTTGCATCGACAAATGTAATTGTTGCGGATCCTGTAATAGCTTGTTCAATTACATTATTAAAGTTTTCGTTTGTAGTAGCCCCCCAAGTGCCAGTCTCGTCACCCGTTGCAATTAATTTAATTTTTAAGTCTGACCACGTTGCCATGTTAGTATCCCATCGCTAACCAATAAGTAAGAAATGCGGTTCCTTGAGTATTTCTAGCAACAAAATTTGTTGTTGTTGGAGCGCTATTAAGTTTCATTGCATTTTGATCAGTAGTATTTCCTTCTACAAAAGTTAATACTACGCTACCGCAAGCAGTGGGAAATGCCGTTGGAAAAGTAACTGTAGTAGCTGCATTGGCGGCAGCAGTGAAAGAACCCCATTGCATAATCAAACCCCCTGGTAATTTTTGATACCCGTTACCTGTAAAAGATTGATTACTACCTGTAAAGTTTGTAGTGTATACACCATTAGTTACAGTACCGGCATTACCTGATACGTTACCCGTTACATCGCCTGTAAATGTAGTAGCCGCTACTGATGTCATTCCAGAAGCCGTACCACCAGTAATATTCACACTATTGGCATTTTGTGTAGCCATGGTTCCTAATGTTCCAAGGCCATTTGTTACCGCTGTGTCTGTATAAGCTGTTGTTGCAATTTTAGTAGAATTATCTCCAGCAGTTTGAGTAGGCGCTAATGGCGAACCAGTAAGTGTAGGACTTTCACTTAGTACAACTTTTGTAGTACCTGTTGATAGTGCAACGCCTGTACCACCTTCGGCTACTGCTAATGCATTTGTAAGAGTTAAAGTAGTTGCATCTAGTGTAGTAAATGCCCCTGTATTAGGCGTAGTAAGACCAATGGCTACATCGTCAATTGTGCCTCCGCCAATAACTGCAGCGGGAGAAAGTATTGCGCCAGAAAAGAAAGTAATGGCATCTTCAATACCTGTGCCTGTACTAAATACTTGAGCCGTTGTACCTGCAGGTATAGTATATGTAGCCCCTATTGTATTTTTAATTACAATATTTTCCGTTAATTCGTTTGATATAATATAGAACTTTTGAATATCAGGTACTTGTAAATATTTTGAAACTGTTACTGCACCTGTTAAATTAAGTTTTAATGCTCTGCCTTGTTGTAAAGCCGTAGTATCTGTTAGCACTAAAGTAACATTGTCATCTGCAAAAGTAATATCCGTAGCACCAGTAATAGCTTGTTCAATAGCTGTACCTAAGTTTTCATTTGTAGTTGTACCCCAGGTGCCTGTTTCATCACCTGTTGTTATAAGTTTAAATTTTAAGTCTGACCATGTTGCCATTTTAGTGTCCTATAAATTATCAATCCAACCATAAGTTCTAATCTTATCCCCAGTGGAAATAGCTACATATATATTTGTGCTTTCTAAAACCATTTCAGTAGTAATAGCATATTGCAAACCAGATCCTTGATAGTTTGTTGACAACGATGGGTTATTTGCAGATGAAGCTACTCCTGCAGTAGCATTATTAGGTGAAACATATGCAGAAGTGCTAACCGCATTTACTATTTTAATTATTCCAGCTGTTGAGGGAACAAAATTTGTTACTGACGCCGCTACCCATACTGGAGCCGTAGTACTAACTGTACCTAAAGGACCTGTAGCAACTATTGGATACGATGTTACATTTGAAGCTGCTACTACTTTATATTGAACATTATCATTATATTGCGTAATACCCAAAGGATTATAATTAGTAGCAGATTGTGTTCTAATTGCACCCACCCGTGCAAAATGAGTATATCCGCTTGGAAGTGTTGGAGCAGTTGCAGATAAAGAAAATAACCCTGCTGTTGTAGCCCCATCATATATAACAAACACATAATACCAAGTACTAAAAGCCCAAGCACCTGTATCTAATGAATTAGCTGAACCTGAAGTGTTACCTGTATTTAAAGAAGCTAATGAAATATTAGTTAGTGTTCTATAATTCCCACTTGCTGATAATACAGTTAAAGCATCCGCAGTTACAGTTACAGCAGCACTTAAACCTGTTGTAGATAGTTTAAGATTTTTTCTAGCGCCTTGAATAGCGGGGAATACTGGAGTGTCCCAGCTTGGTGCAACACTTGCTCCTCCCGATGTTAATACTTGACCAGATGTACCAAAGCTACTACCTGTAACACCAATTGCTCCAGACGAATTAATATAAAATCTACCAGTACCTGATGTTGTATCTTTAATTAAAAATAATCCTGCTCCTTCACCAGATCCTGTAGCAGTTGCCGTAACAGCCCAACTTCTGCCACCAGAAGCGGTGTTTTCTAAACCATAATACATGTCAGTTGCTGAATAAGATAGACGAGCATTACCACCAGAAATATCTAATTTATTAGTAGGACTCGTAGTACCAATTCCTACATTACCAGCAGAAGTAATACGCATTTGTTGCGTAGCATTAGTAAAAAAATCTAATGGATAAGCGCCATCACTGTAAATATGACGACCATAAGCCGTACCAGAAATACCACCAGCAGAGTTATCAATACCAAAATAAATATTACCACCAGTATTTGCAACTACCCAATCTGTATATCCAGTTGTAGCAGTTACGATTGGTCTAACAATTGACGCGGTGCTGTTAACTTGCAAAATTGCAGTTGGCGAAACAGTACCAATCCCCACATTCTGCGCATCATCAATAGTAACTGCTGTTGTAGTACCATCCGTTTGGAATGTAAGTGATGTATCACTTTTTACTGTAGGTGTTGTGACTGAAGTTGCTTCTAATGTAGTAAAAGCTCCTGTACTCGCTGAAATACCTCCTATAGGAGTAGCATTAATAGCACCGCCTAGTATAACAGCAGCGTCGGATAAAATAGCGCCAGCAAAGTAAGTATTAGGGTTAATAATATCTGTAGCGTCATTAAATACTAAAGTAGACCTACCCGCAGGTATAGTAAGGGCAGCTCCTGCGCCCACAGTATTTTGAACAGTAATAGCCTCTGTTAACCCATTATCGATAAGATAAAACTTTTGTATATTAGGTACATATAAAGTTCTAGGCGCTGTAACGGTACCCGTTAAACTAAGTCTTAATGCCCTAGCATTTTGTAAATCGGTAGTATCAGCTAGAGGTAACGTAACATCAGCGTCTGAAAAGCTGACAGCAGCAGAGCCAGTAATAGCCTGTTCAATGACATTATTAAAGTTTTCATTCGTGGTTTCGCCCCAGGTGCCTGTTTCATCACCTGTTTCAATTAACTTTATTTTGAGTTCTGACCACGTTGCCATAATAAATCTCTATTTTAGATGTTCGTATTATACCTTAACTACAAGGTTGTTTTGTATTAATGGTACCCCAATCAGGAGTTTGTTCACCGTCAATATTACCCCAATTAGCTGTTTCCGCAGAATCAATAGCTTCCCATGCTGCTGCCTGTTCAGGCCCAATAGCTATCCATTCAGCAGTTTGACCCTCATTTATAGCACCCCAATCAGCAGCTTGGCTGTCATCTATTCTAAACCAGCCGTTATAACACATTATATCTAACAGCCTAATAGCCTCAGTAATAGATTGTAAAAAATTAGACTGCTGGGTAGAAGAATCGTTTAGCGTTGAATTTTCTACCCTAACCACTGTAAACTGAGCCGATATAGCTTGAGCCGATGTTACAGAAGTTATAGGCTCTGTAAGGGTAAACAAGAACGCATTACCTATAATTTCTATGTCAGCTAAGTTAATATTCTCAACTCTAGAAACAGCAAAGTTAGCGGCAATACTATTTAAATCAGCTAAGTTAACATTCTCGTTTCTAACTACGTTGAACTGCGCCGTAATGTTTCTAACGTCGTTTAAAACTACATTTTCTATTCGGTTTGTATCAAATTGAGCTGATATACTTCTTACGTCGTCTAATATAGCATCTTCATTACGAGACTCTAATGCTGCAAAATACTGTACTGAATTATCCTCTATGTTAATATTCTCAGCTCTACTTTGTGCAAACCCAGCTACTATTGACTGTTGATTTTCTATAGCATCAATAGGCTCTGTGATACTTTGTAAGAAATCAAACGTTTCAGTATTTGCATTATCAATATTAAAATTTTCGTTAAGAGTAAAGATTAGAATACTACCTTGAGAATTAAGGTCCTCTACTGTAATTGACTCTGTTCTTGTTTCACTAAATGTAAATAGCTGAGTATTATTATCGGCTATACCAAAGGCTTCAGTTAAAAACTCAAAAAAGTTAGCTCCGCCAGTAGATGGTAAGGAAGCAAAAGGTACTTGTGAAAAGGTGGATATACCAAACATTTATAGTCTCTATTTAAAACATTAAAAAGTAGTTAGCTTTTGGTATTACTGAGAATATCCAACCTGTATTATTAGATACGTTAGTTGAATTACTTCCCGCATACCATGTAGATCCTGGTGTAGCGTTTGAGTCTTGTATAGATAAATAGTCAACCTCAATTACGCCACCACCTGCTTTAGTTAATGTAGCTTGTGATCCAGGAGTTGTTGAATTAATGGTAACTACGTTTCCAGATGTTCCTGTTGCTGTCCAGGCTGATACAGTGGTCGTAGTTCCTGCAGTAAATGTAATGGTGTGTGCTACTGTTTTAGTGCTTGCTATAGTATTAAAGGTGTTAGAACCTGATATTGTTAAAACAGATGTACCTGTAGAGCCACCAATTGTTAAGTTATTATAAGTCTTTCCTCCCCCAGCAAAAGTTCTAGCCGTGGCAGATGTATCAGATAGCACTATAGTAGATGTTCCTGGAGTCAATGTAAGGTTAGTAGATGTAGCACAGTTCCATACTGTTCCTGTACCTGATAATGTCCAAGTGCTAGAACCCATTATAAGTGTGCGGGTATTGGTGTTGCTTGATGAAAATGTTGTTGCGTTTAATGAATTGTTAGTTAAATCTAATGTACCCGATGTAAGTGTACAAGATCCATTTAAAGTTACAGTGCCTGCTGTAAACTGAACTGTTCCAGTAGAGGTGGAAATAGTAATACGATTTAAAGTATTACTAGCATGCGTAATTAAAGCTGTTCCTACAGGGCCAAAACCAAAATTTCCCGTGCCAGCAGTAAAGGTCATGCCTGATACTAATGTTAAACTTCCAAAGAAACCAACATTTGCTGTTCCTGGAGCCCAACTTCCTGTAAACCCAGTAAAATCTAAATTAAGTACATCTGTATTTGTAGCAATGGTAAGAGCATAACTACCAGAAATAATACTAAAATTAACAACTCTAGCAGCAGTTGCAACTAATGATGTATGCGTTATAGTTGTAGCAGTTGAAGTAGCATTATCTATAATAACGTTCGGAGTGCCAGAAACATTAAACTGAGCGGTAACAGATTTATTTACATTCCACACACTGCCTGAACCAGTAATTTTAATACTACTGCCACTACCAAAACTAAGAGTAGTGTTAAAAGCATTAGCTGACTGAAATGATGTGCATGTAAGTTGAACACTGGCACTTAAAGACAATGTACCAGAAGTAAGTTTAACTGTTCCAAATGATGCATTACTGCCTATTGTTACTGTTCCAGAGGAAGGGGATATTTCTAAACCTATAGCAGATAAGTTTGCCCCATTAGTTGTTACAGTGCCAGTTGCGTTCATATCTACGGCACCGCTTGACCATGTATTTGAACTTCCAGTTGTAAAATTACCGTTAACCTCAAATCCATTTGATCCAGTTACAGTAAAAGTTAGTGTAGTAGAAGCTGAAGAATCAAAGTTTGCACATACTGCTTGGTTTCCTGCAGTTGTGCCATCAATAGTAACTGTACCTGACCCAGAGTTTGCATCAAATACTACACTATCTGTTGATGTTGGAGGAGGTTCGCCGCCAGCACCGCCTGAGAATATAGACCAGTTTGCAGTAGAACCACTTAAACTGTTCCATGTGCCAGACCCACCAACCCAATACAGAGTTCTAGTTGTAGAAGTAGTATATGAAACAATAATAATACCACTACCACCATTACCTCCGTTACCTGGTGTATTACTACCGCCGCCTCCACCTCCACCAGCACCATATCCAGTGGCAGAACCACCAGCACCGCCTGTACCTGTTGAACTTGCATTACCTCCGCCTCCGCCGCCACCAGCTCCACGACCTGCAGTTGTAGTTGCTAATGTATAAGTTGATCCATTATATGTATAATTAGATGTATATTCTTGCGTGTTACCACCAGCACCACCAGCACCTGCAACTGCCGCTGCAGTATTTCTACCTCCGCCACCTCCACCTCCAGAGCCTGCTGTAGTATTACCTGCACCCCCTGCACCACCACCAGAAGTTCCTGCAGTACCGCCTGCAGCAGAACCAATACCTAAACCGCCAGCGCCACCAGCACTAGGATTAGTGGCACCAGAAGCGGCTCCAGCAGCTGGAAGTAATCCGCCACCACCGCCGCCTCCAGAGCCTGTTGAGGATCCAGCAATACCACCAACGCCAGTTGCGCTACCGCCTGCAGCACCACCACCGCCACCGCCAGCTCTTAATGTTCCAGCTGATGCGCCACCCGCTCCACCAGTAGTTATAGTCCCTGCGCCAGTACCTGATCCTGCAGCGCCACCTGTAGTTCCTGTAGTTACAGCGCCTACTCCACCGCCAGTGGCTGTAGATGTTCCACCATTCCATGATGTAGTACCCCCCGCGGTAGCATTACTTCCTCCGCCAGTACCACCTGAACCTGCAGCGGCAACAGCATAAGTAATAGTTGCGCCAGATGTAGTTGAGAAGTTGGTTATTACAATTCGACCTGCGCCTCCGCCTCCGCCTTTACCCCCTGTAACAGCTCCAGTAGTTTTTTGACCTCCGCCACCACCGCCAATTAAGGTAACAGTATTGACATTAGTCCAGTCGTTAGGAACTGTCCACGAGCTACCAGCGGTAATAAATATGACTTTGGTTGCCATTTAATATTCTCTTATATAGGAGGATTAGGGTTAAAAAATTCAGTGCCATTCCATATAGCACCTATGTCGCACCATACCCCATCTAAAATTTCAATGAAGTATGTGTTGGGATATGCGGGATCAGTAACTTCTGCAAGTATTACATTTACTACTACATTGTCACTTGTTTGACATACAGCTATTCGCGCCATGATAAGTTCCTATGCTTGTACAGCAACAGCAACTACATCCCAGAATGAGTCAGTAGAGTTCCATATACACCCTACATACACAGTTTTACCTGAGGCAACCGAAGTTGGAAGTGTTACACCAATTGCTCTGTACCCAGTTGATGTTATTGTCCATGATACTGTTTGTGTTGAAGCTGCGTATAAGCGAATTGATAGTTTTTGTCCGTTTGTAGGGGTGCCACTTGGAACTGCGAACGCTACCGTACCAGTAAGTAAATAATTAACTTGATCATATGCGTCTGAATCAGGAGTAACTGTACCAGTAGCGGAAGCTGCTGCAAGTGACCTAGGGTTAATTCTTTTATTAGTTAATGTTTGTGTATCTGTAGTACCTACAATTGCGCCAGAAGGTGCTGTTAATGTAGTTCCCCATGAAGTACCTGAAGTTACTACTGCAATACCTGATCCAGAAGGATAAGTCATTGGTGCTGTATTTGTAACTGATACAGAGCCTGTTGCTGATGTGTTTGTGCTTAAGCCAGAGCTTGATGTGAATGATGTAACGCCAGCGTTAGCTACAGTAATTGAGCCTGACCCATTAGTAATGGTAATGCCCGTGCCTTGAGTTAGTGTCGCCTTAGTTAAGGTGTTTCCTGTTGTGTTACCAATCAGTAATTCGCCATCTGTATATGAAGTTTGTCCTGTACCTCCATTTGCTACTGGAAGCGTACCTGATACATGTGTAGCTAAACCAATCTTACCCCATGATGGAGCAGTAGTTACACCGCCAGAAATTAATGCATTACCTGTTGCTACGTCTGCTAACGCAGATAAAGTATTTGTAGCTGAGGCATAAATAATATCACCTGTTGTATAAGTAGATAGTCCTGTACCGCCTGATGTAGGGCCTAATGTACCTGCTAATGTAACCGCGCCTGTCGTAGCTGTACTTGGTGTAAGTCCGCTTAATGAAGTTTGGAATGAACTAACTAAAGAAGATGAAACAGTTGCCCATGAGGGAGCAGCGCCTGTATTACCTATTAAAACTTGGCCTGTAGTTCCTACTGCTGTGACACCTAATGCAGATGTACCATTACCATATATAACACCATTAGCTGTAAACGTAGTAGCTGCTGTACCACCCGCTTGAATAGGTAAAGTACCCGCTGCTAAAGCTGATGATGATGTTGAGTAAAGTGCGTTGTTAGCTGCAGCAAATGAAGTTAACCCTGTACCGCCGTAACCTGTAGCGATTGTAGTACCGTTCCATAAAGCATTAGTAATTGTAGCCCCACCAAAATTAGCTGTTGAAGCATTAAAGTCGTAGGTTACTGGGAGAAACGAGTGTCTGTTCCAACTACCTGCAACAGTGCTATTATTAGCTAGGTATACAAAACCTGCAGCACCACTAGGTAGTGTGTCAACAGACCCAGAAGCATTATCAACAATAGTTAATACGCCAGTAGAGTTATTATCAAAAATAAATGTAGTACCAACTAATAATGTTGTGGCGTCGGGTAATTGGAATGTTTGTGTTGTAGACCCAACTAGATTTTGATAGTAATTAGAATCGTCCGTTAAAACTGTAGTTCCAGCAGCTGAGGTAATCGCACTATAACCTGGCACAAACTTACTAGCAGCTATATTATTAATACCTGGATTTCCAAATGTACCTAAGGAAACACCACCATCATTATAGATAGTCAGGGCATCGGTTGTATTGCTATTAGTTACAAAGTGAATGCTGTAAGCACCATATGTACCAAGTGTTAAATCAGTAGAAGCGGATGCTACGTAAGATGCCCCAGCGATATTAAATGAGCCTGTGCCAACAAAGGTAGATGAGTTAATACCTAATTCAGCGTAATTAGATCCTGAAGTACCTGCGTCATTAGATACATTAAAGTTAGTTGAAGCGTTTGTAGCAGTACTTTTATTTTGAACAACAACTTGATTATAGCCTGCAACAGTAGAAGCAAAAGAGCCAATAATGCCTGTATCAGAATAACCTAATACTTCACCAATAGTTGCAACGCCATTAGCATCATAATTAATAGATTTTTCTGCGGGGTAAGTACAAAATACAGAAGAAGAATTTCCAGCTAAACTTATAGGGGAAGTAGTGCCAGATGAATTAGATAGAACAGTAGTACGAGCTAATGTATTAGCGCCAACAGTACCAATACCTACTTCCCATTCTTGAGCTACATTATCATAGATAGTATAGAAAGTAGTATTGCCGTTACCAATAGCTGAAGAAAAGGATTGGAACCCAGGTATAGGACCTGAAAATGTAAGTGTGCCTGTACCACTCGTCGTGGTGGCTTCCTGAACCCGATCCTTAACTACTAGAGCCATTTAAGACTCCTTAGCTTGTAGCAGTTGTTGAGTATGTAACGCTTACTGTATCACCAGCTGTTGTAATTTTAGCTACTGCAAATGCGCCTGCTGAGTATAAAACACCGCCAGTATTACTTTGTGTATTTACAGCACCAGAACCCGTGACTAAAAAGCAACCACTCACTGTACCGCCAGCGCCTGTAATTGTGTATGTAATAGCTGATGCTGCACATGTAGTTACATTAGTAGGAGTTGATCCTGTTGATGTTGCAGCACTAAACACTGCTGTACCGCGTACGGCTGAACCGCCTACTGTATAGTTAATGAATTCTGTCCAACCAGCATGTGAAGTCATTGTATCGGTACCAGTACCAAACGTTGGAGTAGCTCCGCCAATTAAACCTAAGAACGGTCCTACTGTTGTGTATGTACCAGATGTACGAAGTAATGTATTGAACATAAGTTCTTTACCTACTTCATTGACTAAGTTAGGAAATGCTTCTTCCCATTTTAAATTACCAGCTGCGTCACGGCATTCAACTTTATAAAAGCCCTCAAGGCCTACAGTTTCATTGGCTTGAGCATTAGCATTTAATGCTATAGTAGCTTCATCACCAAACCCGTTTTGTTCTTTTTGCATCATAATATATCCCCTAATTAATTCTTAATACAGCGGCTGTTGACGTAGCTGCTGGAAACGTTATTGTAAATGTACTTGTTGCCGTTTTATCACTACCAAAATTTAATACACAAACAGCTGCATCAGTATCGCCATTATATATCAAAGCCCCGGCAGTAGTAAAATTCGCAGGATTCCAAGTTACATTTTCAAATGATACATAAGCTGTATTATTGTCTGTATCACTTCCTAATCCTATTACGGTTAATTCTTTACCACCAGCAGTATACCCAGTACCCGTAATTTCGTAATCTGTAGTATATACAGTAGTTGATTCGTTTAAAGTAGCATTAGCTGTATAAAGAGCTATTTTGTATGTGTAGGGTGTACCCGCATTAAAGTTCTCTAAGCCCTTTAATAAATTTAATTTGAATACTGTAGTCTGGGTTTGTCCTATTGCCATTATTGTACTGGGTATCTAACCTGCCCACTCCTATATGCATCCTGTCTATCTTTACCATCTGCAAGTTGTTTGAGTAATGCCATAGCTTCATCGTATCGTTTTTGATATTCAGCTATCACATCTGCTTCACCCTTCATGTAGGTGTAAGCTTCTAATAAAGAGCCATAAAGTAATGCTGAACTAAAGTTATCACCTAGCCAACTAGTGCCTGATTCAGTCGTAGTAATTGACTCAGGGTAGTAGAAATAGTGTAACTCGACATCATAACTTTCATCTGGTGTAGGACCCATAATAAAAGAAGTATTATCAAACACTGCATAATACTGAGGTACACCGTAAAATTCTGAATCAGTATCAGGGAACGATTGTCTTATAAAATTAACATCTTTATTTAATAAATATAAATACTCATTATTAGCATTAATTACAGCTAAGCTAAACGTAGCTAACCAATTAGTAGGTATAGCTAAATACTTATTACCTGACGTAGTTGTACCTGTTACGTTTTTACGTAATGCAGGTAGTTGTACTGAGTTATAAATACGTTGTTCCGCTTGGGTTATAAACGTATTTACATCCGTTGTTTCAAACGTATTCTCAGTATAACTTTGTATTTCATTAACTAGCTGCGTGTAATTCATTTATTACGCCATCGGGCCACGAGCTTTTGTACCTTTAGTAGCTGCACCACAACCACGAATAGTAATTTCACCATTTCTATTAATTACTTTAGATCCTGGATCACCCATGCTTACACGTTGTCTAGCTGTTTTAAAATTAAGGTCTTGTGACTTTAACTTGTTAGGGTCTTGAGAAACCTCAATATCTAAACTATTTGGGCTAGGCATTGGTTGTTTGTAGATACCAATATCATTACCACCACCTGATGGATATTTAAATCCAGTATAAGCACTGGCATCTTTGTTTTCTTTAGCGTGCCCTAGTGGAAATGATTCCGCTGGTGTTGGTTTTGGAAAGTCATTTTTAGCCATGTTATTACCCCTTTTTTTGTGCTGCAACTTTAGCCATACCACGACCCATAGTTTTCATGTCCGCATTGGTTTTACCACCTTTGCTACCTGACTCTTTTGGACCTTTTTGAATCGGCACGTTTGCACCTGAGTTACCTAAGTTTTTACCCTTAGTTTTACCTTGTTTAGTAATTCCATCTGCTGCTGATCTGAATCCCATATACTTCTCCTTATGTTGTTGTTACCGTTACACTTGCCACTACACCCGTTGCTACTAAATAATTAGGAGTTAATGGTGCATCGAAGAAACTAGAGCCACCTACTGGCTGCCAGCCCCACTGTATAATTCTGCTACCGCCCATCGGAACGCCCGTAGAATCAATACCAGGTCCAGTAGTTTCAGTTATTTGTAAGCCATTTAAACCTGATTGATAATAACCAGGACTATCAGGTCTTGGATTACGTATCGCTTGCGGATCATTAACTGGGTATAAACCTAGTGATAATTGTGGTTGATCCGGTTCCCAGCATTCTGGGCATACGAGTATATTAACATTTTTGGTCTTAATAACCAATCTTTTAAGCTGTTTAAGCTTATATCTAAAACCACAACGGTCACATTGTGATATGGCATTTTTACCGCTTGAATATTTACTTGGCATTAAACAAACCTACCTTTGGTCTTACCCTTCTTCTCAATGCCATGACCACGAACTTTAGGTTTAGCAACTTTTTTAACCTTACCACCTTTTTTAAAAGGGATTTCATATTCTACGCCAAACTCATCAACCCCGCGTTTACCCGCACCTAATTTAGCACGAAGCTCAGATTCATTATCAAATCTTTTTGTATAAGTAACATCACCACGATCAATACCAGCATCTTTAAAGCCTTTGCCTTTAGCATAATGACCTGAAGCTCCTATCTCAATATCTGAAGACGCATTAATAGGGTGTTTATATCCAAGCCTTCCACCTACAGCAGTTACGCCATCTGCTTTTGATCCACCACCTGAAACATTAAATCTTTTTAATAAATCTTGTTCTTTTGGTGATAGGTCTTTTAAATATTCTTCTGCGCTTTTAGCCATGGTAGAACATCTCTCTTGGTACAAACCTAACACTAGCTTTTTCTCTATCCTCGTCAGCTGCTAATTGGAACTGTTGTTCATAATCTTGTTTGAGCATCTCAATGCGAGCTTCAGCACCTGGTAACTTAGCACTTAAATAGTAAGCCAAGCCTGCTACCATCGCTGGTATAAATCTAAACGGAATATCTTGTACAGTCAGTCCGTTACCTGCGTCTTGAATACGTCTTAGTCTGTAATAAACAAATGAATAGAAATTACTTTGATCAGGTGCTGGCCATACATTCACTGTAGGTAAGTTCTGAACATATATTTTAGATGCAGTTAAGTGTGTAGCTGCAGTTGTATTATTAACACCTCTGATACATCCTGTTAAATCATTACCATCAATACCACCATACTGAATTGTTTCATTATCAATTTTAATAAAACCAAATTGTGCTAAGCCTACAGTTGTTGTTAATGTAATTGTAGTTTCTGTTGCATCTAAAGCTTCTGCTGTAAGAATTGTAGTAGGGTTTTCTTGACCACTTTGTCTATTAATCCACACTTGGATCGGACGACCTGTAGCATTTTTATTAGGGATTGTAATGTACGTTGATTCACTAATACGGTTAATATTAATGTCTTGTTGGTTTGTGCCTGTTCCAGTACGTGTCACCATGTCGAGCAAGTCAATCGTATCAACTGGCAATGCATACATAAGCTGACCTTGGTTCATTTCGATTTGACCAGGTTCTATAGTCCATAGGTTTAAGCCACGGTTAGCCCACTCAATCGTCATGATATTTAGTGAACGTCGTGCTGTTCTTAAATCATAACCTGTACGTAGTTCTTTACCGCATCTTTCAAATGCATCTTCAACTAAGTTATTTAAATCTAAGTTAAACGCCGTTTGCCCTGTGGTTAATTCTGCCATTATTTTTTCCCTTTAGGAAATCCTTTTTTCATATTTGCATATGCTTCTGGTGTTATTGTAGACTTTGATTTACTACGTGAAATGCCTTTTTTCTTTCTAGCATTCATGTTTGCATAAAGTCCTACAGGTCCACCTTCTTTAAACTGAGTAAAGTCTGTGTTGTCACGACGTTTTTTAACCACGCCCTTAGGCATAGTGTTCTCAGTAGCACTAGGTATCTTAGTCTTTTTAATTGCACCCATACCGCGTGATGGTCTCATTATCTTCTACCTTTTAATATTGGCATTGGTTTATTTCGTAAAGCAGCTAAACCTAATCCAGGAATTGGAGCTGGTTTTTGTACTTGTGGAGCTGGTTGGTTTGCGTATGCTGCTCGTAATTGGTCAGCTGAGGTTATTGTTTGTGGAGCATAAGCAGCTTGTATTTCTGGTCTACCAGCTAACCCTAAAGGTTGTTGTACTTGTGCCATTGCTAGGTCTTGTCCTATTGATGGAGCATAACCAGGAAGGTTTGATGGCGTAGTAGTTGTTGGTGGTAATCTTGATGCATCTAATACTGATTGTAAATATGCAAGTTGTTCTGGATTTCCTCCCTGACCTGAGCTTTTACCGCCTTGTGGAGGTAGTTGACCTGGAGCAGGTTGTTGTACTTGTGGTGGAAATGCATCCATAAAAGTTGGATCAAATTTTACGCCGCCTGGAGTTTTACCACCTTGTGCTGGAACTAGTGGTTGTCCTGTTCTTTTTGCAGCCATGTCAGCATTAATTTGATCTATTTGTGCTTGAGATTTACCGCCTTGTGGTGGTACTTGTGGAGGTAATGCGCCAATATATGGTTGAGCATATCCAGGAACGTTTGATGGCGCGCCTTTACCTTGTGGTGGTACTGTTGATGTTTGGCCAGGAGCTGGAAGCGTATTTGTTGGTTGTGCCTTGCCGCCTTGTGCTGGCATCGATGCACCTTGTGCTGGTGCTAATGTTGGTCTTGAAGGTTGGGCTGCGCCCTTACCTCCTACTGCTGGTGTTCCTGGTTTTACTGCGCCTGCGCCCATATTAAATCTCCTTATACATTTGTACTTGTGTACATCTATAACCTATTTCGTTTAAAAAACTTCTAGTCCATCCAGGCCTGCCTGATAATGTTACTACAGTACAACCTTGAGTCTTAGCCCATTCAATAATACCTGGTTCCATATCTTGCAGTTCTTTTATATCACCACCAGCTAGGAAAAAATGTATTACTTTCTTCTTTGGGTACGGCACAACTTGAGTTATAACAGCTGAGTTTTTACCCGGCCAGAATTGTGCATTACCATTTACTACATCATTAAAAACATCGTTTATATCAAACGTGCCATGAGCATAATCTAGAGCATCCTCTAACCATTTCTCACAGCGTTTAAATTCGTCAACCCAGTCATAACGACTATAATCTACTGGCATTTATTAAATGATACGTCCTCTTGATTTGCCTTTAACAGCAATACCATTAGCCTTTGCTAATTGAGAAACTTTACCACCTTTTGACATGCATTTAACCTTGCCGCCTTTTTTCATGCCTTTAGATGATTCCATCTTTTTAGCAGCGCGCATTTCAGCATAGCCTTGTTCTAAACCACGTTTAGCACTTTCATGAGGATTACCTAGCGCAGCATCTAAAGCTTTGTTAATAGGTCCCATAACTGGACCTTCTTTACCTCTTTTAAGTCCTTGTTCGTAACCTTCTAAATAATCTTTTTTATCAGCCATAATTAGCAAATCTTTCCTTTAGTTCTACCTTGTTTAGCAATACCGTTAGATTTTGCTAGTTGAGCTACCTTACCGCCTGAAGCATATTTTTTAGACATACCGCCACCACACATGCCGCCTTTTTTAAGTTTAGCTAGGTTGGTTTTCTTACCACCGTGTAATTGGTCATCATGCATTTTAACTGCTTTCTTAACCATTTTTTTATCCTGAGCCATATCCATTTTCATGTCTTCTTTAGCCATTCCACCACTCCCAAATTTTTTGCCTTTATCGGCTTTATTAAACTCCTGCGCAACTGCCACAGGAACCCCCACCTTTTTAGCAAACGCAGGATTATGAGCTGCGGCTGCCATTAGATTTCTTTGTGCTTTAGACTTACTAGGCATTATTTTACTCCTTTTAGTAAATCTAAGTATTGTTTTTCTATTGATAATGGAGCTTTAACAGGAGCCTCTTCTTTAGGAAGTTCTACTGGAGCTGCCTTAATCTTTTCAACATTCTTAACAGATCTAATATTCTTAGCTGTAATTTCTTGTTGCTGACGTCTTTTCTCTATAAGCTTTTCAAGTTCCATTTCTGGAGTTGGTATAGAGTTTATGGCTTCTATAACTGCTTCACTATCTATTAAACTAGCTGTGTTAATTGCCTTTATAGCATCTAACAAAAACTGTTTATTTTGCATTGTTTTGTTTTTTCCATCTATCACATTTAAAGCAAGTACAATCTGGGAAGTGTTTAGGTTTTGGATATGTAACTATTTCTTCCTTTTTTATATCTTCTTTTACTTCTTGTATGATAGCTTCTACAGCTGCTTCTGTAGCTTTTTCTTGCGCATAATTATCTGCTTCTTGTAATACTTCTTTAATTTTCTTTTCTTTTTTAGCCATAAAGACCCTTTCTATAAAAGCTTTCATGTTATTTTCCTAGCCAGTGCGTCACCATCCAGCTTATAACGCCTGAAATAACAGTAGCAATAGCAATGAATACTTTCCAACCACCTTTGATTTCTTCTAATGTCTTTTCAATACTATCAAGACGAGCTTTTAATTGTTCCATGTCTTCCATAATACTGTCCACATCTGATTGAATATGTTTAATTTCAACACCGTGTTCAATAACTTCGCGTTCTGCACTCATTTACAATTCCACCTTTTTAGTGATGCGGCTTTCCTAGTAGGTCTGCCTTTTTCATCTTTCATAGGACCGGGCATGCCTGACATCCTAGCACAAAATGACTTCTTACGAGGTCCACCTTGTGGTTGAGGAGCCTTTAGGTTTGACCCAGTAGCTGCATTATATTTTGCACGACCTTTAGCCGTGAGCCCTGCACCTTTCGATACAGGAAGTTTCTCACCACGTCCGATTGCTAAGCTAGGACCTTTTTTCTTATTAGCCATAGAATACTGTTATAGCTGCATCTGTGGGTAAATCTACAAAAACACCATTATTAAATCTGATGCCTTCACCAGGAATAATAGTAGAAATAACTGCGGTATTTGTTGTAATGTCTAATGATAATCTAATAGTACCTGAAGCTGCTGATACGTTGTCATAGAAATCAATTTGTCCTGCAGTACCACCAGGTTTAATTTGATATCCTTTAACACGTACAGGGTACGCAGCTATTACTCCGTCTGCATTTAAATGTCCAGATAAAACGTCGGTTTGCATCATAATTAATCTCCTTTAGGATCTTTTGCGTCTAATCTTTCCACCAACGCAGTATATGCATCGATGGCGCCTTGAGATGCTGTAACAAAACTAGATGCTTGGTTACGTTCATTTTCAAGACGCTTGATCTCAGACAAAAGAAAGTCTTTTG